CTATTCGCCAGCGGCAAGGAAGGGCTCCGGCACGGACTGCCGTGGCAGATCGGTCTCGATGCGGCGGAAGGTCGCCAGGGCCTGCGCCACGACCTGATCCATGTTGTAGTAGCGGTAGGTCGCCAGGCGGCCGACGAACCAGGTATCGGCTTCCGCATCGGCCAGCGCTTCGTAGCGCTTGTACAAGGCCTGATTCTCGGGCCGGGGGATGGGGTAGTAGGGGTCACCTTCCGCGCTCGGGAATTCGTAGGTGATGCTCGTCTTCGGATGCACCTGACCCGTCATGTGCTTGTACTCGGACACGCGGGTATAGGGCGTGCCCTCGGCCGGATGGTTCACCGTGCCGGTCGGCAGGGCGCGGGCCTGGTCGAGCGTCTCATGCCGGAAGCTCAGGCTGCGATAGGGCAGCCTGCCGTGGCGAAAGCCGAAATACTCATCCACCGGACCTGTCCAGATGACGCGGCGAAAGCGGAAGCGCCGGCGTGCTTCCGCGAAGTCCAGGCCGGTGCGGATGGTGATGCCGGGATGGTCGAGCATGCGTTCGAACATCGCCGTATAGCCATCACGGGGCATCGCCTGGAACTGATCGGTGAAGTAGCGGTCGTCCCGATTGGTCCGCGTCGGCACGCGCGACGTGACCGACTTGTCGAGCTCGCGCGGGTCCAGCGCCCATTGCTTCCGCGTATAGCCCTGGAAGAACAGCTCGTAGAGTTCGCGCCCCACCTTGCCGACGACGACGTCCTCCGAGGTCCTGACCTGCGGCACCTGCTCGGCGCGGCTGGCGAACCAGCCCTCCAGCTCCGCCTCCGTCAGGCTGAGGCCATAGAGCGTGTTGATGGTGTCGAGGTTGATGGGCATCGGCACCTGCACCGTGGCGCCGGTGGCGGGGCTGCGAACCTCGGCGAGAACCCGGTGTTCATAGGGCCGCCATGCCGTGAAGCGGGACAGATGCGCGAACACCGCCTCGCTGTTGGTGTGGAAGATATGCGGGCCGTATCGGTGGATCAGAACCCCCGCGGCATCCAGATGGTCGTAGGCATTGCCGCCGATGTGGTCGCGCTTGTCGATGACGAGAACGCTGTCGCCGCGTTCTGCCGCAAGGCGCTCCGCCAGCACCGATCCGGCGAAACCTGCCCCCACGATGAGCCAGTCAAACATGGGACGCACCGCCTGCCACGGCGCTGACGACAGGCCCGCCGCCGACCGCCGGCTGCGACATCGGCCGAGGGCTGCCGGCCTCGCGGATCAGGCCCGACATCCTGTCCCAGGTCAGGTCCCAGGAGTGGGTGGCGAGCTGCGCATCCACCTTGGCCAGCCAGGGCTCTCGCGGGCGGCGCAGCAGGGCCTCCATATGGGCGACCATCTGCCCGGCCGTCGCCGCGATCTCCACAAGTCCGGCGTCGCCATAGTCGCGCACCACGTCGATCACGGGCGTCGAGACGACAGGCAGGCCGGCGGCCAGGAATTCCGGGGTCTTGGTCGGGCTGATGAAGCGTGTGCTCTCATTCAGCGCGAAGGGCATGAAGCCGATGTCCCAATGGGCAAGGTTCGCCGGCAACGCGTCGTAGCTGCGGCCGCCCAGCCAGAACAGGTTCGGTGCCTGCGGCAGCCGGGCCGGATCGATCTTGACCACCGGCCCGACGATCACCACCGACCAGTCGGGCCGCTGCGACGCGACATCCGCGACCAGCGCCAGGTCCATTCGCTCATCGATCACGCCGAAAAAACCGATGCGCGGATGCGGCAGGCCCTTCAACGCCTCCGGCTCGGGCAGGCCAAGGCGGGCCCGGCCGAAATGGGCGGTGTCGATCGAGGAGGGAAAGCAGTGCACGCGGGGGTGCCGGTGACGCTTCGCCTCATGGAGGCTGCGACCGCCGGTGAAGACCAGGTCGGCACGGTCGATCAGCGCCTGTTCCATCCTGAGCATCGCCTCGGGCGCGCCGCGGAAGGCCGACAGCTCATCCATGCAGTCATAGACCGTGACGTCGGCGGCGATGTGGTTGGCGAAGGCCATGGCCATCGGGGTGTAGAACCAGGCGGTCAGACGGCGGTCCGCACGGCTGGCGAGCAATTCGTCCAGCAGGATGCGCTGCTGCCCCACCACCATGTTGTGCGGCAGGCCTTCCGGCAGCATCGGCACGGCGACCACGACGCCGCCCTCGCGCGCGGAGAGGTCCAGTCGCGGCACAATGCCCGGCTGAAAGACCGGCTCCTCGAAAAAGATGACTTCCTGACCCCGCGCGGCGCGGATCATCAGATGTTGCGGCCGCTGGAAGACGAAATCCCAACGAAGATGGGAGAGACAAATCAAGTTAGATGCGTGAGAATCGAAAAATTGATTTCTGACAATATCCTGGAATACATTCCCACCAAAGGAATCAGAATTGGCCGAAATATTGTCGGTAGGTTGATACATGTTTGCGTAGCCCCAGGATGGTCATCGAATGACCTAACGCAGCGCCGGCCCTGGGATGGCTGGCAGTTACAGGCTCACATCTGCGGTAGCTCCGGGGGCAAAATGGCGAGCGCCGCGCCTCGCAGGTGCTGCGGAGCGGCTCCGCAGACAGGATGTTCAGGGCGTAGCTTGGCCCGCCAAAAATGGACGCCGTGTTATTGTTCGCTTGGTCCCATGGCGGCGTCCGGGTGGTGGACGCGCCACGCTGGCCGCAGCGTCAGCCGCCCGGTGTCTGCCCCGCGCCGCCCCGGCCGCCAGCACCGCCTTCGCCGCCCGTGCCGCCATTGCCACCCGTGCCGAACAACAGGCCACCCGTTCCGCCGGCACCGCCCGTGCCGAACGGCAAGCCACCGTCGCCGCCGTCGCCCCCAACGCCGCCCATGCCACCGGCGCCACCGGTGCCGCCACTCCCGCCCGTCCCGAAGGGCAGGCCACCGTCGCCGCCGCTGCCGCCAGCGCCGCCACTGCCGACGTCACCGGCCTCGCCGCCCGTTCCGCCGAAGCCGCCGCTACCGCCCACGCCGAACAGGCCGGGGGTGCCGCCAGGGCTGCCATCCTCGTCACCGGTCGGAGAGGTCAGCGGGTTGCCGGCCTGGCCACCAACCACAGCCTCCAGTGCCGCATCATCCAGCGGCTGAGGAGTCAAAGGCGCGGTCTGCCTGTTGGTCATGGTCGTTCCATCCCTCGGCTTCCCCGACCGCTACCACAGGGCGCCGACTTGCCAGAATCACGCTCTCGCTGTCCCGGCCATAGGCGGAGCCTTTGCCGCTGGCCCAGGCCGGCTTGCGCTGTGACAACCGGGATGTGCTGCCGAGGACATTGCCCCTGTGGATGCGGATGCGGCTGGGCGCCATCAACCCCGGCCCCGGATGAGCCGACCCAGGGTCCACACACATGCAGAAAGCGCAGAAAACAAGGGGGATTTTGGTAGCGGCGAGCGGACTTGAACCGCTGACCCCGGCATTATGAGGGGCGCGGATCAAGCGCCAGTTTTTGTCGGATTTCCGCGGCCTTCACGCGGGCATTGCCTGCTCCTGCACCAGTTTTGCACACCCCTGGAGCCAAGCGGCCGCTTCGTCGCGATAGGCGTCCGGCATCTTCTTTGCGTAGCGCTCGACCATGGCGACGGTGGACCAGCGGCCATCCTCCTTGAGCCTGAGAAGGTCCCGGTGAAGGCAGTAGTGCCAGGTGGCCCAGGTGTGCCTGCAATCGTGGGGCGTGAAGTCTGGCCGCCAGGCGCGCTTGGCTTCACCCCGCCCGTCAGTCCATTCATGCCATCGGCCCGGCAGGCCGGCGTTACGGCAGGCGGTTGCCCATGCTGTCTTGATCTGACCGCCGTAGGTCCGGCCGTGGTCGGCGTAGCTAACCTGGCCAGACTTGCGCGCCTTCACCGCAGGCAGGCCGCGCCTTTTGGGGCGAAACACCGGCCCGTCCCGGTGCGGCAGCGCGGCAAGGGCGGCTATCACCACCGGCGGCAGGTCGACGTCGCGCTCATCGCCCTGCTTCTGCCGCACGATGCAGCGGGCGCCTCGAAGGTCGACCAATTGCCAGTCCAGTTCCAAGGCCTCTGAAAGGCGGCATCCCGTGCCGATGAGGAACACCAGCAGCGGCCGAAGATGCGGTGCAGCGGCCTGCACCAGGGCCGTTGCCTGTGCCGGCTTGAGGTAGGACGTCACCGTCTTCACTTGCTTCGGCACCTTGAATGCGGGCCGATCGCACCAGCCCATCACCGCCGAGTGCTCAAGGATGGCGCGCAGCGGTGCCAGCACACCGCGCAGCTTGGCGCCCGGCGAAGCATCCTTTCCGTCCCGGAGAATGGCCTGATAGGCGCCGGCCAGTGAATCCTGTCCGATGTCAGCCAGACGGCGAGTGCCGAAATGGCGCAGCAACTTGCTGATCCGGTCCTTGTCGCGCTGGCTCCGCGGCGCTTCTTCTACGTAGGACTGGACCGCCCGCGCGAAGCTGACGACCGCCTTTGCCCCAAAGATAGAACTATCCCAGAGCTCCGCTTCCCTTTTTGCTCGGAAGATTTCGGCTTTTTCTTCGTCAGCAGTGCCAGTGCTTTCGAATACGCGCTGTCCGCGGATGGTGCCGCGGATGTAGAGGGTAGCCGTGCCATGGCGCTCGACGACTTTGAGGGGCATGGGACCATCGTCTCCAGGAGCCGGTCGAAGTCCTCCGGCGTGAACATGATGCGCCGGCCCACGCGGCGATGGGTAGGCTTGCCCGCATGCATCGGGTGGTCGCGAAGATGCGTGAGGAGCCAGGTCCGACCGCAGCCGAGTCGCAGTAGGGCCGCAGGCAGATCCAGAAGAGCGACAGGTTCACCGGACATCGCAAGCCTCCTGTCCTATGGGCCGCCACCGCGGCGACATGTCCTTGAAGATGTCAGCCATCGAGACGTGTCCGCGTGCTGTCGCTCCTCCTCGCCAGCGGCGCCTTCGCCTCCGCCAGCAGCAGGGCGGCCCGGGCCATGGCCACGCCGTTGGGATGCAGCGCGACCAGGTTCTCCAGCATCCGCGCGCAGAACAGGGTGAAGTCGGCGCAGGTGGGGGAGACCACGGCGGCAGCCTGGTCGACGGCGATGATGAGGGTGTTGGTCACGTCGTCCCGCGCTTGGACCAGCACCTTCTTCAGCGTGCATGGGGCGCAGGTCATCTTGTCGCCTGTGCAGTTCAGCACCGGCTCCTCGATCATGGGTTGGGCCAGGGCAAACAGATCGGTGGAATTCACCGCGGGCTTCCTTCTGGACGGAGAGTGGGGGTGGCGTAGCCACCGGCGAGGATCGCCGTGGCGAGGGCTTCGCGCAGATGCCGCGGCAGGCGCAGCAGGCCGGGCAGCATCTCTCGCGCCTGCACCAGGCCGTGGCTGCCGGCATAGGCGGCCAGTTGCTGCTCGGTGGAGCGCGGCCGGCGCGGAAAGCTGGCGTCGTGCTGATGGGCAAAGGCGATGGCGAGCGCCCATTCGCACTGGGTCGGCATGGCCATCAGAGGCGGGGATCGCTCATCCATGGGCAAGCGCCTCCAGCAGATCGGGGCTGCCGCGCTTCTTCCGGCGGCGGACCAGGTGATGCTCGCGGTCCCAGGCCAGGTGGCAGCGCTGGCACATGGCGCGCAGGTTGTCGTCGCCGCTCTCCTCCGGGCGGTGATTCAGATGCCCGACCGTCAGCACCACGATGCTGGCTGTCACCGGATGCGGAAGCCCCTGGCGCGCCTCGCAGCGCGCGCCGTCTTCAATCGTCTCGCAGCGCCAGCGGGCGCGGTCCCGGCGGATGCGTAGCGAGATGTCGGCCCAGTCCTCTGGATAGCGGGCGCGGTCCTCAGCGGCGATCGGCATCGACGCCTCCTTCCAGATGGCCCCTACCCTCGCTGAACTTTCCGACCTCGTTTCCCCAGGCGTCCCAGCCCAGCGCGGCCTCCCGCGCGAAAAGCTCGCAGCGCGGCCCTGGCAGCAGCCGCTCGATCGCCGCGCGCAGAAGGTCGGGCTTGCGGGAATGTTGGCGCGTCGGCGCGACAACCAGGTTGCGGACATTGCGCGCGCCGAGCTCGGGCCGGCCGCGCGTACCGACCAGGAAGAACTCGGCCGCGGAGCGAAGGACGTAGCCGGTGCCGAAGGCCCATGCCTTGCCGCTGCGCGATTGCTTCGCCCAGGCGCCCATCGTTGAGTAGCGAAAGCCCCAGGCCTCCAGAGTCGCCAACGCCTGCGGCATCATCGGCGCCGTCGCCCACATCACGCAGGCAGCGGCATCGGGATGCGCCAGGGCTGCCACGGGCAGCGCCTGGATCTCGCCGAGGTCCATGCAGCCGTAGTGGTGCTGCGGGCTTTTCCTGTCGCCGGCGTCGGAATGCAGCCGGAAGCCCCAGGGCGGATCGGCCAGGATGGTACTGTACCAACGGCGCCGTAGATCGCCGAACGGCCAGGGCTCGAGGCCCTGTAACAGGTCGGGCGTGTAGGCGATGGCGCCCATCATCGCTGGGGCATCCCCTCGACGCGCGGGACGATGATGGCCAGCGGCGCACGACCCTTCGCCGCGGCGCGGCGCGCCTTGCGGATCACGCGCTGCCAGATGCGGCGCTCGGCGGGCAGCTCGGCGGTGCGCTGGACGACGTGGTAGCCGCCGACCTCAAGCACGCCGCGGATGGATGCACAGGCCTTGCTGTGGTCCTGGCCGCCATTGCCGGCGACCATGACGTGGATCTCGCGCAGCTTGCTCATGCGCGCCCTCCCTGCACGACCGTGAAGGCGCGATGCCCGGTGGCGCCACCGGCCGACTGCGGGAGCCAGTGGCGCGGCACGGCAGCATCGCGACGACGCGCGAGCGGCAAGGCATGCGATGGCGCGTCACGGCAGGGCAGGACGCGCTCCAGGCGGCCGACCAGCAGCGCTTCCTCCGTCAGGCGGGAAATGGCCTGCATGCGCTCCCCGGCACAGATCTGCGCGCGGTACAGCGTCGCCGCCATGCGCTGTCCCGCATGGCGCAGCGGCGCGCAGGTCTCTCCGGTCAGGTCCAGCAGCCGATCCACCTGATCGGCAATGGCATCCAGCGCGACCGTGAACCGGTCCGGCCGGTGCAGCGCGGCATGGCGCGCGGCCCGCACAGCGGCGAGCAGGGGTTGCCCGATCATGCCGGCCACACCCCGCGCTGCATGCGCAGCGCCATAACGCGCAACATCCGCTCGACGCCGAGCGTCTGGATGCCGCCGAAAGCCGCCAGGATGCCGGCGGCGGTGGACAGGGTCTGCGCCGACAGCGCCTGGTCCTGCCCGCGGGGCAGCGGCCGCCCGGCGAAGGCGGGCGCGATCTCGCGCATCACCTGTGCCAGCTGGCGAAAGTCGCGGCGATACCAGGGCAGCAGCAGATAGGACTGCGACGCCTCCTCGGCCATGTCGGCCACCTGCAGCAGGGCGTCGGACGTGACCTCGTCACGGGCCAGGGCGCGCCGCAGATGCCGCGCGGCGAGCGGCGAGAGCCGGCCCGGGCGGGCCAGCCGATTCAGGAAGTCGTCGGCGTCGGCTTGCGGTAGGGGGCTGGGATCATTGGCAGCAGCCTGGCGCCCGGCGGGGTGACGCTGTGCGTGTGTTGCGAGGTCTGGCACTGATGCACCTCCAGCGCCGCGGGATGCGGCGTGGCGGCAGTGTGCTAACTTCGCACCAAACGATCAAGCCATAATGTGCCGACTTTGCACATTTAGGACTGCATACGCTTCGGCAGCCTTTCCGCCATATCCGCCAGCGCCCGCAGCGACCCGTCATCCAGATCCCGCACCGCCGTCATGATCCGATGCATCTCGCGGGCGCGCTCGGCCTCCTCCGGCGGGGCGGAGAGCTCGGCAGGGGATATGCCATAAGCCTCTGCGATCCTGGAAAAAGTTGCGTCATCCACCCTCAACTGACCCTTTTCATATCGGCCAATTGTAGTGTGGTCTGTTCCTAATTCGTTCGCAAGGCGCGATTGCGTCCAGTTCAGCTTTTTGCGCCAGGCCAATAGGTAAGGACGAATTGTTGTCATAGTGCGAGAAGCGCACGCGCCAGCGTCCCTGTCTGCGGCGTGTCTCGCACATTCTCTGTTGACCTTCATGTGCGACAGTCGCACATTTGGGCCATGAACCTGCACACATACCTCTCCCAGAAGGGAGTCACCGCGACCAGTCTGGCCGCCCGGCTGGGGGTCGCGCATACCACTGTTCTCCGTTGGGCCGACGGCACGCTCCTGCCCAAGGCAAAGCGTGTGGCCCAGATCGTCCAGGTGACCGGCGGCGCGGTCACCGCCGCCGAGCTGCGTCCCGACATGGCGGAGGCCTTTCGCGCCGTACCCTGCGGCAGCGACCAGGCGCACGCATCGGGAAGCGTTTCGCCCGCGCCCGGGCTTGATCCATGACAGCGGCCAGCCTGGCGGAGGACGATCTCCGCGCGCTGAAAACCGCCTTCCGCCGACTAATCGCCGCGGTGGGCGGGCTGGTCGCGGCCTCGGCCTGCGTCCGCGTCTCCACCTCCCAGCTCGCCCGCTACTATGACCTGAACGACCTCGCGACCTTCCCGCCGGTGGATGTCGTGACGCAGCTCGAGCGCATCGCCAACGATGCCATCGTCACGCTCGAGCAGGCGCGCCTGACCGGCCATCGCCTGGTGCCGGAACGGGCGCGCGATGGCGCGACCCTGGCGGCGGAGGTTGCGGCCTTCGCGCGCGCCTCCGGCGAGGTGCCGGCCGCGCTCTGCGAGGCCCTGGCCGATGGCGAGATGAGCCAGGCCGAGGCCGACGCGATTGGCGCTGTGGCCATGCGCCTGGCCGCCAAGCTCGCGCGCGTCACCGTTGCGGCGGAAGCCGCTGTCAGCTCGCCCGCCGCCCCCGCGGTGAAGGGCGAGGGAGCGCCCGCCGACCGTCGCCCGCTGGGCGGGGATGGCGGCGGGCGCGTGCCTCGCCGGCAGCGCACATGACGCGGCGCAGGCGCGCCGGTCGCCGCGGCGGCCGACTGAACTTCCGGGCCATCAACAGGGCCGCCCTGCCGCATCTCGGAACGCTGTGCCTGCGGTGGCTGCCGGGCGGCAGCCAGCAGGGCAAGGCATGGCGCTGCGGCGACCTGCAAGGCAATCCGGGCCGGTCGTGCAGCGTCAATCTGCACACCGGCTACTGGTCCGATTATGCGGCCGGAATCTGGGGTAGCGACGTCATCAGCCTCGCCGCCGCCATCCACAATCTCAGCCAGGCGGAAGCCGCGCGCAGCATCGCCGAGATGCTCGGACTCGACTTGGGGGACCACCATGTCTGAACAAACGGGAACGCCGAAGAAGGACAGCGCGGACCCCTTCGCGCCGCTCAAGATGAACGGCGCCACACACCATCCGCAGCCCCGCCCCGACAGCAAGGAGGTCTGGGAACCAACCCCGACACCGTTGCCGCTGGAACCACCTCAAGTCGGCGAGCTGTTCCACCCCGGCTTCGGCAAGGCCGTCACCTGCTGGCCCTACCGCGATGCCGAAGGTGCGCTGCTGTTTGTCGTCGCGCGCTTCGAGCGACGTGACGACCGCAAGGTGCGGAAGGACGTCACCCCCTTCTGCCACGGCCGCCGCGTCTGGACCGACAGCAGGGGCGTGCGCCAGGACCGCACCGGTTGGCACATGAAGGCGCCGCCGGCGCCGCGCCCGCTCTACGGGCTGCCGGCCCTGGCCGCCCGGCCGAAGGCGCCCGTGCTGCTGGTCGAGGGCGAGAAGGCCGCCGACGCGGCGGCGAAGCTGTTCCCCGACCATGTGGCGATCGCGAGCCAGGGCGGCAGCAATGCCGCATCCCGCGCCGACTGGTCGCCCTTGGCCGGCCGCGACGTCACCTGCTGGCCGGACCGGGACGAGCCCGGCCTCGCCTACGCCAATGCCGCGGCGGGTTTCACGCGCCCCAGCACCGGCGCCAAGGCGAAAAACTTCCGTATCGTCGAGGTCCCGCGCGACTGGCCGGATGGCTGGGATCTGGCGGACCCCCTCCCCGCCGGCGCCTCGCCCGAACTCCTGGCCGAGTTGCTGGCCGAAGCGCAGGACGCCGACCCGCCCCAACTCCCCCCCAACTTCCTCTTCAAGAACACCGGCCTCTGGTTCGACCCCGGCGCCAGCCTCGATGAGGAAGTGCCGGCGGAACGCGTCTTCATCGCGGCGCCCTTCGAGGTGGTGGGTGAGGCCAATGACGGCGCTGGCCAGAACTGGGGCCTCGTCATCCGCTGGAAGGACCGCGACGACCGCCAGCACCAGTGGAGCGTTCCGAAGCGCCTGATCCACTCCGACGGCAACCGCATCGCCGAGGAACTGGAGGAGGCGGGGCTGCACTGCAACCCCAGCGGCAAGGCACGGAACCTGCTGAAGCAGTTCATCGGCGGCGTGCGCAGCAAGCGGCGGCGGATCTGTGTGGACCGGACCGGCTGGCACCTGGCCAATGGGAAGAACGTCTTCATCCTCCCCGGCGGCGAGGCCTATGGGCCCGCCGCCAGCTCCGTCATCCTGCAGACCGAGCATGCCGGCACCGATGGCGCCTTCCTGGCCGCCGGCACACTGGCCGACTGGCAGCAAGGCGTCGGCCGCCTGGCCTCCGGCAATCACCGGACCATGCTCGCCATCTGCATCGCGCTGGCGACGCCGCTGATGGACATCGTCGGGGGCGACAGTGGCGGGTTCCACCTGGTCGGCACCTCCCAGACCGGCAAGTCGACCTCCGCCTATGCGGCGGGCAGCGTCTGGGGCAAGGGCGCACGCGGCGCCCAGGTGCGGCAGTGGCGCGCCACGGCGAACGGGCTGGAAAGCGCGGCGGCCGAGACCAGCGACACCGTGCTGATCCTGGACGAGATGGGCATGGCCAGCAGCAACGAGGTCGCGGACACGATCTACATGCTGGCCAACGGCTCCGGAAAGCAGCGGGCCGGCCGGGATGGCGGCGGCCGAAAGACGCGGACCTGGCGGACACTGTTCCTATCGACCGGCGAGGTCACGCTGGGCACCAAGCTGCTGGAGGCCGGCCGCAAGCTGATGGCGGGTCTCGAGGTGCGGCTGGTGAACCTCCCCGCCGATGCCGGTATGGGAATGGGCGTGTTCCAGTACCTCCACGACCACGAGAAGCCGCAGGAACTGGCGAAAGCGATCGAGGTCGGTGCGCGCACCAGCTACGGCACCGCCGGGCGCGCTTTCCTGACCCATCTGGTCCGCGCCCGTGTGACGGATGCCAAGGGGCTGGAGGCGCGGGTCAAGCAGGCGCAGGCAGGGTTCGCGAAGAAGCATGTGCCGGAGGATGCGGCCGGCCAGGTGCGCAGCGTGGCCGATCGCTTCGCCCTGGTCGGCGCGGCGGGTGAACTGGCCATCGCCTGGGGCGTGCTGCCCTGGCGACGCGGTGAGGCCATGGAAGCCGCCGCCGCCTGCTTCCGCACCTGGCTGGGCGAACGCGGCGGCGTGGGGTCAAGCGAGGACCAGCAGGCCCTGACCCAGGTGCGGGCCTTTCTGGAGCTGCATGGCGAGAGCCGTTTCACACCACTGACCCGGACCGATGAGGACGGGGACCTGATGCCGCCCAACCCCGACCATCAGCGCACCCAGAATCGGGCAGGCTGGCGTCGGCGGCTCAAGGATGTGGGTGGCTGGGAGTACCTGATCCAACGGGAGGTGTTCCGCTACGAGGTCTGCAAAGGCCTCGACGTTCAGCGGGTAGTCGCGGTGCTGCGTTCGGCGGGGGTGCTGATCAAGGGCGATCGGACTGGCTCCGGCAGCGTCCGCTTGGGGAAGAAGGAGGACACGGCCCGCGTGTTCCGGGTCAGCGGCGCGATCTTCGCCATGCGCGACATGGTGGGCGAGGACGAGCCGGACGACGAGTGAGGGGGTGAAAATGGCGCGTCACGCGCGTTACACCGTCACGCCATTGAAAAGGCGGCACTATTCCGGTGACGCGTGGCATGTCGTCGCGCGTCACCTCGTCACAAAATCGGCTGCCTCGGCGCGCCGAAGGCCGGAAGTGTGACGCGGTGACGCGCGGCAACGCCGGCCGCGTCACCGGTTTTTCACAATAAAACCAATGGCGTGACGGTGTAACGCGTGTGACGCGCGGATTTTGGGGAAGGAAACCAAGCTGATGACCGAGACGCGGCGACAACGGGGGCGGGAGATGGCTGGCTGGCCGCCCATGGGCGCCATCCTGACTGGTCTCGCTTCGCCGCGGCGCGGGTGGCTCAGGCCAACTTCTCGGCAGATGATCCGGACGTCGCCGCCGAGCTGCGGCGGCGATACCCACCCGAGGTGAGCTGGTGCCTGCCGGACGGGATGACGCAGTGGCGGCCGGCCACGGTGCCACGCACCCGCTGATAGCACCGCCCCGTTCCCTGTGCCGTCTCCAGCGTCGGACGAGCAGGCGGACGGAGAAAATGCCTACTCACGCCTCTGCGCTCTGTGATACTTCTCCTCTCGGCGCCGGGCGGGGGCCTGCCGCCTTGAGGCCCCCTGCATCACCTCTTCGACCCCGAGGAGACCCCGAAAGCCCATGGATCACGTGGCAGGTTCTGGGGTAGGTCTTCGGATAACCTGGGACAGCCACGCGCCACTGCCACACCGGCGGAGGCCCGCGCCCCGCCATTGCGCGGCGCCCCTGCCCAGGCACGCCCATCCGTTCTGACATTCGGCGCCGCGGACCCTCCGCCGGCGCCCGCGCGCGCTTGGAGGCGCCCCATGAACATGACCCGCGTCCAGCACCTGGCGGCCGCCCGGCCGCAGGAGCCGATCTATGATGCCGAGGTGGTGCAGTACCGGCTGGAGGAGGCCGGGGCGACGCTGCTGGCCCTCCCCTCCAAGGGCTGCCTGCCGGCCGGCTATCGCAGCAACTGGCCGGAGGTGCTGGTGAATGCGGCGGAGGCCTATGGCTACGGCCCCATCACCATCAAGGCGCCGGTGCCCAGCGCGCGGAAGGTGACGCGCATGGACGAGGCCTTCGGCTGGATGAAGCTGGTGCCGGAGGACCGGATCAACCACCGGCGGATCCTGCTGTTGCGGGCGCTGACCAGCCCGATCACCGGCCGGCATCGGCATAGCTGGCGATCGATCGGGACGATGTTCGGCTGGGACTACCGGGCGGTGCAGCGCTGGCACGCCGAGGGCATCAGCTGGATCGTGATGGCGCTGTACGCGCAGCAATGCGGCGGGGCGGAGTGGGCGCGGGTGTGGCGGGAGGAGCGGGAGGGGCCGGATAGTTTGGCGCGGTGTTAGCCGCCGGCCATCGGCGAAGGGCATGCTCGCAGCTGCTAGAAGCCAACTCAGCTACCAACATGCCCTTCACAGTCGCCGCATCAGGCAGCGAGGCGCGTAAGCGTGTCCCTGGCGGCCTCAATGGCCCGCTCGCGCGCCTCGCTTCCAAGCGCCACTCCCTCGGCCCGGACGAACGTGACGTCCTTCACGCCAAGGAAGCCGAACACGGCGCGCAGGTAGCTCTCCTGGTGCTCCATTGGCGCCGCCGGGGTGCCTGGCCCGTAGAAGCCGCCGCGCGAAGAGGCGACGATGATCCGCTTGCCACCCGCGAGTCCCTCGGGACCGGACGCCGTGTAGCGGAAGGTCACCCCCGCGATGGCGATGCGGTCGATCCACGCCTTCAGTTGCGAAGGGACGCCGAAGTTGTACATGGGCGCCCCGATGACCACGACGTCGGCTGCGAGGAACTCCGCCAGCGCCGTCCTACCTGCTTCCACATCACGCTGGACGGAGGGATCAGCCGCGAAAGCGCCCTGGGCAGCAGCGAGATGCGCACCGGACAGGTGGCCGATCGGAGTGGCGCCGAGGTCGCGGTAGGTAACCTCCAGCCCCGGGTGCGCGGCACGTTGGGCCGCCACGACATCGGCCGAGAGAAGCCGACTGACCGAGGCGTCGCCAAGGATGCTTGAATCGATGTGCAGGAGCTTCACGGGTGCCTCCATGAGAAGCAAGGCTTCATGCGGTCGGTGCCGCCGTCCCCGCGAAAGTGCGCCCGTGACAGGCAGTGCAGTAGCCTATATGTCTCGATACGAACCATCTGTCCGGACGATAGATGCTTGACGGCGTATCCCTCGACCAGCTTCGCACCTTCATCGCCGCCGCCGACGAGGGGAGCTTCTCTGCCGCAGGGCGCAGGCTCGGCCGGGCGCAGTCCGTGGTCAGCCAGACCCTCGCCAACCTCGAGGGCCAGCTCGGGGTGCAGCTGTTCGGGCGGGATGGCCGCTACCCGGTCCTGACCCCTGAGGGGCGGGCGCTGCTCGCCGATGCCCGGGAGGTCGCGGGGCGGATGGATCTGTTCAAGGCACGCGCCAAGGGGCTGGCGGGTGGCCTGGAGCCGGAGCTCAGCCTCGTCGTGGACCCCATGTTCCCGACGAAGGCGCTGACCCACGCGCTCGCGGCCTTCCACCGTGAGTTTCCCGCGACGCCGGTCCGGGTCTCGGTGGAGGGGCTGGGCGCGCTTCTCGAGCCTGTGCTGGACGGGCGCTGTGCCTTCGGCATCGGCGGCGCGCGGATCCTCGACCTCCCCGAGCTCCGGAGAGAGCCCCTGCCCTCCATCCGCTACCAGATGGTGGCGGCGCCGGGCCACCCGCTGGCAGCCCACCCTGGGGCGATTGCCGAAGAGGTGCTGTCGCGTCACGTCCAGCTTGTGCTGAGTGACCGATCCACCCTCTCAGCGGGCAAGGAATTCGGGGTGATGTCGCCCAGGACGTGGCGCCTGTCGGACCTCGGTGCGAAGCACGCCTTCCTGAAGGCGGGCCTCGGCTGGGGCGGCATGCCGCTCCACGCTATCGAGGCGGATCTGGCTGCGGGCGACCTCGTGGCGCTAAAAGTCGAGGGTGTAGACCCCTTGGCGCGCCTGCCCATGGCTGCCATCCACCGGACGGATTCCCCGCCCGGTCCCGCGGGCCGCTGGCTCATCGACTGGCTCTGCGGGGCCTGCGCCGGGGTCGAGTGACTCAGCAGAGGAAGGGTGCGGCCCGGGTCGTGCAGGAGCCCTGCATGGGCCGACCCGCTGGGAGAAGCAGGCGGTCCTGGCACCTACTGCGGGATCTGTTGGCGATGCCCGCAAACATGAACGCCATGTCATTTTCCGCTTGATCACATGGCGGCTTCTGAGGTAGCGGAAGCGCCATGATGCCCGCGAAGGGCCGGCACGCCCCACGCGTCGCCGGCCCACTCCGCAGAAGCCCTCGGACCACCCGGTCCGGGGGCTTCGTCGTTTCCGGACGCCACCGCGCGCAGACCGGCGCGCCATAACATCCCGTCAAACGTCCGTATGGGTCTGTGACACGGCAGCGGAGGGCGGGCGGGTGTTCCGTTTTGTCAAACCTTCCCTTCGAGGCGGGACGGCCGGAATCACCCGCTGAGCCGTTCATCTGTACCAACCTAGTCAACGCTCGTTTGCGGATGGAACACCCGTAGAATGCCCCGTCCCCGGCTCAGGGCGCCCGCACAGGGCCCGGCCGGCGGACCGCTCTTCATCGCCTACTACCGCGTCTCGACCGACCAGCAGGGCCGCAGCGGCCTGGGGCTGGAAGCTCAGAAGGCCGCGGTGGCCACCTTTGTCGCTTCCAACCCCCTCGGCCGCCTGGTCGCGGAGTTCGAGGAGGTGGAAAGCGGCAAGCGGGTGGATCGGCCGCAGCTCGCCGCCGCCCTTGCCGCCTGTCGCGCCCGACGCGCGGTGCTGGTCATCGCGAAGCTCGACCGCCTGGCGCGCAACGCGCGCTTCCTGCTCTCCGTCGTCGAGGGTGTCGGCGATGCCGGCGTCGCCTTCTGCGACCTGCCGCAGATCCCACCTGGTCCGACCGGCAAGTTTCTGCTGACCCTGCTCGCCGCCGTCGCCGAGCTCGAGGCCGGGCTGATCAGCCAGCGCACCAAGGCGGCGCTCGCCGCGGCGAAGGCGCGCGGCGCCAAGCTCGGCGGGCCGCGCATCGTCCGCGGCTTTGACACCGCCACATCCCGCGCCGGCCGAACGGCGCAGACCGAACGCGCTGCAGCGTATCATCGCGACGTATGGCCCTACATCGAAGCCGCCAGGAAGGCGGGTGCCACATCGCTCCGGGATATCGCTGCCGCGCTCACCGCCCGCGGCGTTCGGCCTCCCTCTGGTGGGGAGGTCTGGCACGCATCGCAGGTGAAGCGCCTGATGAATCAAGGAAGCCAGAGCTGATGCCGACACCCAGGAAGTCGCCCGCCCGCGCCAAGGCCACCACGGTGGCGCCGGTGACGCGGCCGCAGATCCTCGACCGCAAGGTCATCGCCGACGCTGGCACCTATGCGGTGAACAAGGCGGAGATCGATCGCCTGACCGCAGAGAACGAGGCGCTGAAGGTCACGCTGCTGCACGCCATGGGGCCGCATGAAAGCGTCATCGCCGGCAACCGCGTGCTGACGCGCAGCTCCCACGCCAGCACGCCGGCGACCGAAAACGTGGTCATCACCAAGGCGATGATCGGCCAGATCATCCCGGGCAAGAAGGGCCGCAAGGGCTACACCACCCTGACTGTGCAATAGCACAGGGGCGTCACGCCGTTCCGTCGGCAGGCCTCCGCAGCCGGCGGGCCAGTCGGATCCATTCGTCGCGCTCAGCTTGCGGCACCAGAGGATCCTTGGCGTAGAGCTCTGCTGTGCGCAGCAGCGGCTCGCGCAGCTCCGCTGCCTCGTCTGGCTTTGCGAGAAGCGCGAGAATCATGTCGCGGATCAGGTTGCGGGAAGCATCCCAACGGGTTTGCAACGGCATGCCATGTTCCTCCCCAGGAATTGGCCGGGCAACGGGCGCCAAGATGATTCATGTCGATGTCGATTTCAACCCGCTGACGCGCCGACTGGATGACCTGGCCCGCAACCAGGTGCCCTTCGCCACGGCCCGTGCGCTAACCGACATGGCGCAGGCGGCCGCAGTGGCGAACCGCCGCGCGCTGCCCAGCATCTTCGACAGGCCCACGCCCTTCACCCGCAACGGCATCGCGGTCACGCCGGCCCGGAAGAACAACCTGGTCGCGCGGGTCTTCGTGAAGGACCGCCAGGCCGAGTACCTGCAGCTTCAGGAGACGGGCGGCACGCGCCAGCCGGAGCGCTCGAAGCATGGCGGCACCGGCAAGGGTCAGGCGCTGATCATGCCGAAGGCGATCGCGCGCAACGCCTTCGGCAACATCCCGCGCCGCGGCCTCGCCGCGCTGCAACGCCGCAAGGATGTCTTCGTCGGCAAGACGCCATCCGGTGTCGGCGGCTTCTTCCGACGCTTGGCCAGCGGCGCGCTGCAACCGCTCGCGCTGTTCATCGGCCAGGCCCGCTACAAGCCGCGCTTCGGCTTCAGGGACCGCGCGATCAAGGTGGCCCGCGCCACCATGACGCCGGCCTTCCGCCAGGCACTCGCCAAGGCCCTCGCCACCGCGCGCCGGTAGGCGGGACCAAGCCAAACCATCACGAGGTCAGATGATGTTCACGCTCAAGCAGCGCGTGGTCGAGCACGTCCTTCGCATCACGCCCGCGCCCAGGAACGAGGCCGAGATGAAGATCCTCATCAGCCGCGTGCCGCGCAACCGCGCCGAGGCGCGCCGCTCCATCGCGACCAAGGGCAAGCGCGCCCGGGTCTGAGGTTGTGCCGCTCCCACGTCCCCGCCGATGGCGGCCGCGAGCGCGGCCCGACGGGCGGGACAGCACGGGGATGCGGCGCATCGGCGGCAGGAAGGACCTGGCTGGGCAGGAGGGGCGCGCATGCTGGCCCCCACCCCCCCGGTCTGGGTCCTTCCTGCCCCCACCCCCCCGCACGGGATGCTTCGCACCCCGATCCATCCCCAGCTATGGGTGAAAAAAGGTGTCCGCACCCCTGTCCGCACCCCCGCAGGATGGCATCTCCATCCGGGAGTTCGCGCGGCGCGAAGGGTGCAGTGACCGGCTGGTGCGGCGCGCCGTCGAACAGGGCAAACTCCACGCCCTGTCAAACGGGAAGCTAAATCCCGAACTGGTCGGCTCCGGCTGGCGGCATGGCAACCGGCACGCCGTGGCAGGTGCGGACAGGGGTGCGGACACCCTGTCCGCAGTGTCCGCACCGGTGTCCGCACTGTCCGCACCCGCCGAGGCGCTGGAACCGCAGCCGCAGGGCGGTGCCCTTCGCCGCCGCCGGCGCGCCGAGCCCGACGCCGAGGGCGAATCCCTCGACCTCGACGCCTTCGCCCGCCGCGTCCTCGCCGGCGATGCGCCGGAACTCGCGCAGTCCGAGAAGGTCAAAGCCGCCGCCGCCGCGCTCAAAGGCATGGTCACCGCCCGCAAGGCCGCCGGCGCCGTCATCGACATCGACCTCGCCGAGCAGGTCCTCTTCAACAGCGCCCGCGCGGCGCGCGATGCCTGGCTGAACTGGCCGGCCCGCGTCGGGCCGCTGCTGGCCGCCGACCTCAACCTCGAGGCGGATCGCGTCTCCGAGGCCCTGACCCGCTATGTCCACGAGCAGCTCGAGGAGCTCGGCGAGCCCGAAGCCGATTTCAGCGCACCCGGCGAGCCCGACTGAGCGCCTGGCCCGCGCCTGGCGCCGTGGCCAGACCCCGCCACCGCGGATCTCCGTGCCCGAATGGGCCGACCGCTACCGCCACCTCGCCAAGGGTGCCGGCTCCCGCTCCGGCCGCTGGCGCACCGCCACCGTCGAGGTGGCCCGCGGGCCGATGCTCGCCGTCACGGAGCCCGGCGTGCACACCATCAGCGCCATGGTCTGCACGCAGCTGATGAAGACCGCGCTGCTGGAGAACGTCTTCGGCTACTTCGCCCATCTCGACCCCTGCCCCATCCTCCTCCTCCAACCCAAGGAGGCCGCGGCCGAGCAGTTCTCGAAGGAGCGCATCACGCCGATGGTGCGCGCCACGCCGGTGCTGCGCGACCTGGTCGGCTCCGCCAAGACGCGGAACGCCGAGGAGACGCTGCTCTTCAAGAGCTTCCCCGGCGGCTTCCTGGCGCTGGCCGGTGCCGGCAGCCCGGACAACCTGGCGCGCCGGCCGATCCGCGTACTGCTCTGCGACGAGGTCGACAAATACGTCGTCACCCGCGAGGGCGAGCCGATCGACATCGCCGAGGAGCGCCTCGCCAGCTTCGACCTGAACTGGCTATCGCTGCGCGCCTGCTCGCCGACCGTGGAGGGCAGCAGCCGCATCGAGGCGGCAGAGGCGGCCAGCGACCAGCGGCGCGCTTCCCTGGCCTGCCCGCATTGCGGCCACCGCCAGTTCCTCGACTTCTTCCGGCACGTCCATTGGGACAAGCCGGAGGGCGTGCACCGGCCGGAGACGGCGCGGATCTACTGCGAGGCCTGCGGCACCGGCTGGAGCGAGGGCGACCGCCTCCGCGCGCTCACCACGGCCCGCTGGCACCAGACGCGGCCCTTCACCTGCTGCGGCGAGCGCCAGGCGCCGCTGGACGCCTACGAGGCCCGCTGGCGCGCCCTGCCGAAGCAGGGCGGCACGGCGGCCGCGGTGGAGACTACCTGGCAGTGGTGGGCCGGCCGGCGCTACGCCGTCTACCGCGCCACCTGCCGGCACTGCGGCGCCTGGGCTGTGCCGAACCAGCATGCGGGGTTCCAGGCCTCGAAGCTCTACTCGCCCTGGCAGCGCGATAAGCCGGCCGATGTCGCCGCGAAGTGGCTGGCGGCGCAGGGCGACGAGGAGAAGCTTCAGGTCTGGTGGAACACGCAGGCCGCCAGGCCCTACCGCCAGCACACCGGCAAGGCGCTGGCGCTGGATGCGCTGATCCGCCGCGCGAAGAACTGGCCCGGCGTGGTGCCGGAGGGCGTGGCGGTGCTGACCGCCGGCCTCGACGTGCAGCAGGACTGCGTGGTGCTGGAGCTGGTGGGCTGGGGCCACCACGAGGAATCCTGGTCCATCGCCTATGAGGTGTTCGAGGGCGATCCCGGCAGCGATGCGCTGTGGGACCAGGTGGACGCCTATCTGCTCCAGCGCTTTCACCGCGATGACGGCCGCCCCTTCGCGATTGAGGCCGCCTGCATCGACACCGGCGGGCACCACACCCAGAAGGTCTACGCCTTCTGCAAGGCGCGGCTGGGCCGGAAGATCTGGGGCATCAAGGGCGAGAGCGCGCAGAAGGGCGCGCGCAACCCGGTCTGGCCAACGAAGCGGCCGACGCCGGCGCACAAGGCGAGCTACCGGCCGATCATCCTGGGCGTGAACAGCGCCAAGGACGTGATCCGGAACCGCCTGGCGCTGGAGGAGCCCGGGCCGGGCTTCATGCATGTGCCGGCGACGCGGGATCTCGGCTGGTACCAGCAGCTGACGGCGGAGCGGCTGATCACGGTGAAGTCTGGGGTGAGCCGGTACCGGGTGTGGGAGCCGATCCCGGGGCGGCGGAATGAGGCGCTGGACTGCCGGGTCTATGCCTATGGCGCGCTATGCGGGCTGCTGCATTTTGGGCTGCAGCTGAACCGGCGGGCAGATATGGCGGAGGCGGGCTATGCGGGCGTGCCGAGGGAGGGGCAACTGGCGCTACGTGCGGCGAGCGCGAGGGCAGTGGCGTCATCGGAAGCGCCAGCCGCGCCAACGTCCCCAGTGCTTAACAATACAACGCGGCGCTGCCGCTGGGTGAGCTAGTGGGCTGTCTTGAAAAATGACCCGCTTGCTAGCGCCGACCTCGCAATGTGACCCAGGCGGGTTTAGGGGGATTGCGCCTAGGAGCGGCCAATCCAGTGATGGTAACCGGAACGCGCCGAAGACCAACCAGTCTACCATTCCGGCGGAACAACACGTCCATGATGTGGGTGCCCGAATAGGCCGAGTAGTCGTTCCAAGTGAAGCCCGTCCTTCCTCGGTGGCCCATGTCATTCTGGGCTTCCGCTTCCATTCCCTGGTTTCGAGCTACCCACTCAACCGTGGTGCCCGCGGCCAGCAGATCAGGGCGCTCGACGACGAAGCTGATGCTGCAATCTTTGGGAATGGGGCCAATTCTGTTGATCCCGCTGTAAGACAACCTCGGATTTGTCTCGGATATCGCCTTGATCGCGATGTTTGGCAGGGGCTCCGAGACTGCTAGCGCTTTCGAGAGCGAACCGCTGCTCTCGCTCAGGGACACTGCATCAACTGCCGGCATTGGAAAGAAATGTTGGAACGCGCGCGACCATATGTCAGCAGCCGTGATCTCATCCTCGGCCGACACGGCGTCCTCGGCTGTGGCGTGAAAGTCCTTTAGTGCATCCTTGAACGTCTGAGCCGCGGCATCAGACAAACGGTTGAGGTTCTCCGTCCTATCGATGGGATTCTGTACCGCAAGCGATGTTGCGAGGCGCGTTCGGACGCGACTAAGCGTCACGTGCAGAAGATCATCGTCCGCTAGAGAGCGCTCCTCACGCGTCATTGCAGCGACCGCCTCTGCGACGAGCACGGTCAGTACCACCGAGGACGGACGACCTCCCTCTTCGATTTTAAATTGCAAACCTGCCCAGGTTTTCATATACCGTATTAACCGCCTGACCCTGGCGCGCTCGTCATCCGCAAAGCTCTCTTTGAACCATTTGTAGAGAGCTTTTGGATCGCTTTCTTCCCATCCATGACCTGTCGCCAAGGTTCTTCTGTCACGCTCGCTATCGAGATGGTAGCAGGGCACATCGACGTGAAAGTCCTCGTCGTAGTGAATTCGGCAGCACCGAGGTTTCGGGTCGGCCACCTTCCGGACATCGTCCACGCCACCCGCGTATCCTTTCAGGCTGTCCTGAATGTGCTGCCTGAGTTGTTGCGGCGTGTGGTCTCCGTCCTCTGGCTGGCCGTGCCATAAAAAGTAAAGACCCAGATCAATGTCGAACTCCTCACCTTTTCTCGGGGGTCTGACCTGGGTGGCAAATTTGTAGGAACCTTGAAGCCACGTCCTGATCGCACGCCCAGTCCTGTCACTCAAATCGGCGCGAAGGTGGTCGGCGAGGTCGTTCCAGCGCAGTTGCTGAAGCTGGAACTGCGCTTCGGTTGGAGTGATCCTTCGATGAAGGGTCTCCTCCTCGGAATTGGAGCTGAAGAAAAGCGCGTTTGCTACTCCCATGGGATCAATGGACTCCGGCCAATCTGCGCTGAAAAAAGATGGAAGGCGCGGCCTCGTGTTCGAGCATTGTGCGAAGTAGCGGGTTGTTGACGGACGCGCGTATGGTGCTCTCGGCCAAGCCACCGATGGTGCGGCGGGCATCCTCATGAGCCACGTCGAGCGCGAGATCCCGGACTTGCTCGGGGCTCTGAAGTGTGTCCAGACGTAGGTAGCGGCCTCCTAACCGATGCCGAAGCATGGCATCGGTCATCTGTTGCTGCGATGCGAGCATCACTTGAACCAAGCGTTGCCCTTTTGCCCAACCGACGAGACCCAGATTCACACCGGTAGAATGTGAGAAGGAGAACTTTGAGGTGGTCGTGCCGATGCTTAGAAGCCGTACACGCTCGCATCGGATGTCAAGGAAGTGCTCCGCCTCGTGCAGAGCAACGTGATCTGGCGAGTTGGCAAACATTCCCCCGTCGGCGAACAGTTCTTCCCCAATGCTTGCAACAGGGAAGAAGGTGGGCGCTGCCGACGTGGCCATCGCTACGTCCACCAACTTTAAACGCCGATCCCGGCTGAAGTCCGGATGGTGAGGCGTCTTGAAGATTTGCGGGCCGCCCTTGGTTAGGTTTACCGCTGGTACCAAGCATGGGCGTTCAAGATCGCCCAACGTTAGCTCGCCGACGAGAGCCTGAACTGTTTCGCGGAGTGCTACTCCGTCGTATTTTGAACCGAAGAGCATACGTGCAATGTCGCGGATCGAAGCCAGCGAAGATTTTGGAGTGGCTCGGCTGGAGAAGATGCATTCTCCCCGCTCGGCAAAGGCATCGGCAATTCTTCGTGCCGGTACGCCAGCTGCAATACCTAGGGCAATGATGCCCCCTACCGAAGTCCCTGCGATCAAATCGAAGCATGAGCGGAGCGGCCTGCCCTCGAGTAGCTCCTCCAGTTCTGCCAAGATGCGCGCTGAGTATAGGCCGAGGTAGCCACCCCCACTCAGGGATAGTATTTGGAACGGGCCATCGGCACGGTTCGAGCCACCAGGGACGGCCATTCTGCCTCTCTACGATGCGCAGCTAGCGACACTACCGCGACCGGCAGTCACCGCACAATGCTATTGTTTCGATATCATTCTGGTGGGCTGGTGATGGTCGTTGAAACAGAATTGACACGCGCCGGCCCGGCGTTTCGCATTCCAAAACTTGGAGACTGCTGGGACATCATGTCCGCCTCCATCCCCAAAGGCGTCTTCGCAGGCATGACCCGCGAGGCCCTCACGGCCACCCGCGCCAAGCTCCAGCAGGCCCTCCTCGACCTCGCCATGGGCGAAAAGACCGTCTCGGTCGGCTATGCCGCCGGCGGCCTCTCCTCCCGCACCGCCACATTCACCGCCGCCGATGAAGCCCGCATCCGCGGCCTGATCCGCCAGATCAACACCGCCCTCGGCGAACCCCGCCGGGCGCTCGACGTGGTGTTCCGATGAAACGCGCCCGCTCCGCCGGCCAGGTCCTGCGCGCCCGTCGCCTGCGCGCCCAGGCCGGCGGGGTGCCGGGCGGCATCGGCGGCGCCTTCGCCTATGACGCGGCGAACCTCTTCAGCCAGGAAAGCGCCACCTGGCAGCCCTGGCTCCGCTCGCCCGATGGCGAGATCAACCACGACCGCGACCGCATGGTCGCCCGCTCCCGCGACCTCATCCGCAATGACGGCTGGGCCACCGGCGGCGTCACCCGCATCCTCGACAGCGCCATCGGCAGCCAGTTCCGCCTGGTCGCCAAGCCGGACTACCGCGCGCTGGAACGCTTCTCCCCCGGCTTCGACGCCAGCTGGGCCGACGACTTCGGCCGCGTGGTCGAGGCCGAATGGCGCATGTTCGCCGACGACCTCGGCCGGCATTGCGATGCGGAGCGGCATCAGACGCTGACCCAGATGTTCTGGGTGGCACTGCGCCACAAGGTGATCGACGGCGACAGCCTGGCCTGCCTGCTCTGGACGCCGGAGCGGGTCGGCGCCGGCGGCGCGCGCTACAGCACCTCCGTCCAGTTGATCGACCCGGATCGCCTCTCCAACCCCTACGGCCAGATGGACACGCTGACCCTGCGCGGCGGGGTGCAGCTGGATGGCGCCTCCGCCGCGGCGGTCGGCTACCACATCCGCCAGGCGCATCAGGGCGACGTCTACGCCGCCGTGCCCTCCATGCACTGGGACTACTTCCCGCGCGAAACGCCCTGGGGCCGGCCCATTGTGGTGCATGACTTCGACCGGGAACGTGCCGGACAGCATCGCGGCACGGGCATCCTCACGCCGATCCTGGCGCGGATGCGCATGCTCTCCCGCTACGACCAGGCGGAGCTGCAGCAGGCGCTGCTGCAAACCGTCTTCGCGACAGTCATCGAATCCCCGCTCGATCGCGAGGACCTGGCGCTGGCCACCGCCGGCGACGAGATGATCGGCGCCTATCAGCAGCTGCGCGGTGAGCACCACGCGGCGAACCCGTTGATGATCGGCGGCGTGAAGGTGCCGCACCTGGCGCCGGGCGAGACGCTGAAAAGCCAGAGCGCCACACGCCCGAACAGCGGCTTCGAGGCCTTCCAGTCGGCCGTGCTGCGCGCCCTGGCGGCCGCCACGGGCCTCTCGGCCGAGCAGCTGACCTGGGACTACAGCAAGACGAATTACAGCAGCGCCCGGGCGGCGATGCTGGAGGCGTGGAAGACGGCGATCCGCCGGCGGGACTGGTTCGCCATGGGCTTCGCCAACCCGATCTACGGCGCCTTCCTCGAGGAGGTGCTGGAACGCGGCCTGGCGCCGCTGCCGCGCAACGCGCCGCCCTTCGCCGAGATGCGGACGGCCTATGCCCGATGCCGCTGGATCGGCCCGGCGCGCGGCTGGGTGGACCCGGTGGCGGAGCGCCAGGGCGCGGTGCTGGGCATGGAGGCCGGGCTGGGTACGCTGGAGGATGAGGCGGCCGAGCAGGGCCGGGACTTCGAGGAGAACCTGGATCAGCGGGCGCTGGAGATCCGCATGATGCAGGAGCGGGGGATTCCGCTACCGACCTGGGCGGCGGGGTCGCCGAACCGGCCTGCGGAGAAGCAGGAGAAGGCGAAGTAATTCTATCCTGTCGTGATCAGCGGGCATGGTCGTTCCCAGGTTCGTCCGGAACGGCCAGCATTGCGGGCGGCAAACGTGGCAGGGCGAAGTTTGGGAGAGGCGTGATGGAACGCACAGCGGAGCTTCGCCTTGCCCTGGCCAAAGAGGCCCTTCGGCAGGCAGAAATGCGGCTGGGAGATCAGGCGGTTGCTTTGGCCGCTCTCGAAACGCGAGCAACTGCGATCGTTGGGTGGTCGCTCGCCGGTTTCGTGGCGGCAGGCGCGGCGCTGCTGCGCCTGGAAACACTTCCCCTGTTGGCCTGGATTTCTCCAGGGGCGCTGGCGGGATTTTCGGCTGCGCTTTGCACGGCGGCATTGCCGCTTCTTCCCGGCGGCTGGGGTGTCCGTGGGCATGAGCCCTCGGAGATCCAAGCGGAATGGGCAGCATCAGAGGCAGACATTCTCGAATGGTGTGCCGATGGCTACGGACAGTCGATCAGCGACAACGCGGAGCGCCTGGCCAAGTCCTCGAAACTGGTTCGGCGCGCCATCGCGTACATGATCGCCGCCCCAATCTTGGGCGTCAGCCTTGCTTTGGCGGCCTGGGTGGCGGGGCTGGTCTAGGCGGCGGCGGCGTGGGCCGGGTCGTGCCGATAGGACCGCGCTGCTCTGTCGGCGGTCGTGTGGGTGGCCGCTCTGGGCTTTTGCTCATCGCGATTCTCCTAAGCATCCCATCCAAGCCGAACCACAATCGTTCCGCAATCGGAGAAAGAGAGCCGAATGCTCCTGACGAAGATCAGGCGGTTCTGCCTCGTCAGTCTTTCTTCTCAGCGGCCGCCTCCAAGCCAAGCTGGATCAATCGACGGATAGCCTCCGCACGGGTCGGGATGCGCGCGGTGAAGCGGTATTCGTCAATGGCTTCGGCCTCCCGCCGCGTCACCATGACGGGAAGGCGCACATCCTTTGGGTCGCGGTCCATGCGAATAAGTATGTGCTGACTGCGCCGCTTGCACAACTTGGTTGACAGGGGAAGCTATTTTTGGGCTGATTGTGCCGCTTGCACAAGCGGCCCAGAGGGCGGGCGGCAACCCGCGCCTCCGGGCCTGACCACAATCAGGCTGCTGAGGAGCCCTATCATGGCTGACCCAACCGTCGTGCCATTCGTCTTCGAGGACAAGGACCCGCTACGGGCCATCATCAAGGACGGCGAACCCTGGTTCGTTGCCTCCGATGCGTGCCGAGTCATCGGCATCGCGGACGTCAGCGACGCTGTCGCAAAGCTCGACCAGGATGAGGCTGATCGGGCTTCAATCCCGAGCAGCGGGCAGAATCGAGAGCATCTGATTGTCTCCGAGAGCGGGCTGTATGCGCTCGTGCTGCGCTCCCGGGACGCCATGACGGCGGGCTCCCCCGCCCACCGCTTCCGCCGCTGGGTGACCGGCGAGGTCCTGCCCAGCATCCGCCGCAGCGGCACCTATGGCCGCGCCGTGGAGCCCGGCTTCCGCGACAAGGTCTTCGCCGTCGAAAAGACGGAACGCATCTTCGGCACGGAGGCGGCGAAGGAGATGTGGTTCCACCTGCGCCTGCCGGTCACCCCCTCCATGCGCGCCCAGCGCAGCCTGTTTCCCCGCCCCGGCGAGGGCGGCGAGCCATGAGCCGCCGCGCCTTGCTCGCCACTGGCGGCCTCACCCTCGCCGGCGCCTGCATCGGCCTCGCCGCCCTGCCGGATGACCGGGACGCGAACCTGCTGGCCCTGCTGGCCGAGTTCGAACGGCTGGAGGCGGAGATCTACGCCCTCGGCGCCGCCTGCGAGACGGTGGAAGACGAGACGGCGACGGAGGCCGCCCGCGACAGGCTGATCGAGGCGCAGGATCGCCTCTATGCGCCCATCGTCGCAACGCGCGCGCAAACCCTGGCCGGCATCCAGGCCCGCGCCCGCAACCTGCCCCGCTGGGCGCCGCACCTGCTGGTATCGCAACCCGGCGCCGGCTGGGACCACCACTTCACCGCCGCCCTGCTGCGCGACCTGATCGCCCTGCCGGGGTAGCGCGGAGAGAATGAAAAAGGCGGCGGATCGCTCCGCCGCCACTTCGTTACTTCTTCCGGTTCCGCCCAATGAGCGCTGCGCGACGGCCGTAGTCGTCAGCGTCAATCGGGCGCTTCGCCCATTGATGCCAGGCAAAGCGTCGGTACCGAACCTTCGAAGTTGTAGGCACGTTGTATCGGTCTGCCATGAGGGAGGTCCTCACCAGTTGCGTTCACTGCCTGGAATTGCTTGCCGAGGGCGTGGACCGGTGGGATACGTCCAACCGGGTATCGAGAACCCATGCCCGGCAAGTGGGAGAGGGGCAGCCCCCCTCCCGGTCGGGACCGGACTTCGTGGCGTTGCAACCGCCACGAAGTCCGGCCGCCGGGCAAGCGCCCTTAGGCGCTTCCTCGACCCGCGCAAGTAATCAGACACGAGAGCCGTTGTCTAATGGTTAAGCGCTTTACGTCGAAAAAAAAGCGCGCGCCAAGCATTTCGGCCGCCAATTATTCACGCAAGTGTCTGTTTTTGAAGTAGATTTCTCCGTTAGAAAAATCGGATATGGCTAAGCGCGAAGGCACCATGCGGCCAGCGTGCATCATAGGCACGAGTACAATCCGGCGTGCGAGACAGCTTTTCCGAAGCAGTGTTTGTAAGATTCCCGGGATGATTAGTAGGATATTTCCTATTCTAATTAGGAATCTTCCTTGTTTGAGTAGGAAATTTGAAGATTCTTAAGTAGGAAAAATCCTACTTCAAATGAAGAATTCTACTGATCTCACCACTGATCTTCCCTTCTTGGTATGATTTGTCCTTCGACAGAGTACGGCGTGGAGGCCTACGCGACCTCCCGATGGAGGTCTCCGTGACCCGCTTCCCCCACCTGGCGCAGCGCCTGTTCAACACGCCCATCGCCATCCACCCGGCCAAGGCCGAGGTGGTGATGGCGGCGCTGGCGGACCGGCTGGGCATCGCCCGCCTTTTCAGCGCCGGACAGCTGGTCGCGCTGCGCCCGCAGGCCTTCGACGAGGATGAGGCCGCGGTGCAGCGCGGCCCGCGCGAGGATGACGCCAAGGGCTACCGCATCGTCGGCGGCGTCGCGCTGATCGAGGTCAGCGGCACCCTCGTCCAGAAGCTCGGCACGCTGCGCCCCTATTCAGGCATGACCGGCTATGACGGCATCCGGCTCAACCTGCTGGCCGCGCTGCGCGATCCCGATGTGCGGGCCATCGCCTTCCTGATCGACAGCCCTGGCGGGGAGGTCGCCGGCTGTTTCGACCTGGCGGACACCATCCACAGCCTCCGCGGCGAAAAGCCGCTCTGGGCCATCCTGGATGAGAACGCCTTCTCGGCCGCCTATGCCATCGCCTGCGCCTGCGACCGCATCACCGTGCCCCGCACCGGTGGCACCGGCTCCATCGGCGTCATCGGCATGCATGTGGATTTCTCGGAGGCGCTGTCCCAGGCCGGCATCACCGTGACGATGATCCGCTACGGCGCCCACAAGGCCGAGGGCAATCCTTACGAGAAGCTCGAGGCCGCGGCCCGCGCGCGCATGCAGGCGGATATCGACACGATGGGCGAGCTCTTCGTCGAGACCGTCGCCCGCAACCGCCGCCTGAAGGCCTCCGCCATTCGCGGCACCAAGGCCGAGACTTTCCTCGGCGCCGCCGGCGTCGCGGCCGGCCTGGCGGATGCCGTGCAGTCGCCAGACCAGGCCTTCGGCGCGCTGTTCCGCAGCCTGTAGCGCCGCCCCACCACTCCATCCCCCGACGAGGTTCCGATGTCCCGTTCCCGCAAGCCCGCGGGCGCGCCGCCTGCGCGCGCCTCCAAGTCCCGCAAGCGCCAGGCCGCCGAGGCGCTCCCCTTCGCCCATCTGATCGGCGCCGACGCCGTCGCTGGCTCCGGCAAGCGTTCGGAGGAGGATGAGCGCGACGACGACAAGGACGACGATCGCCGCGACGCCTCCGCCGCGAAGGATGACGACGACGACAAGGATCGCGCGGCCGAGGATGACGACGGCGACGACGACAAGGACCGCGCCGAGGACGACGACGACGACGAGAAGGCCGAGGAGGATGACGAGGAGGAGGAGGACAAGCCGAAGGGTTCCGCCGCCGCCCGCCAGGCCGCCCGCGCCGCCACCAAGGCCGAGCGCGCCCGCTGCCGCGCCATCTTCACCTCGAAGCACGCCGCCGGCCGCGTCGCCGCCGCCTGCAGCCTCGCCTTCGACACCGGCATGTCCGCCAAGGCCGCCATCGGCGTCCTGAAGTCCCTGCCGCGCGAGGGCAGCGCTGCCGGCGCCGGCCAGCCCAGCCTGTCCGACCGCATGGCCGCCCTCGGCGGCCCGCGCCCCACTGGCGCCGCACCCGCCCCCTCCGGCCGCCAGGCCATCACCAGCTCCTGGGATGCGGCCGCGCAGCGCGCCGGCATCGCCCGGAAGTAGTCGAGGACCCCCCGATGCCCAGCCCCGTCCTGAATGAAGGCTTCCACGCCGGCGCCTTCCTGATCTCCGAGGCCAATGGCCACCTCTCGCGGGAGGTCGTGACCATCAACAATGCCGGCGGCACCGAGCTGGTGCTGCAAGGCGGCCTGGTGCTGGCGCGGCTGACCGCCGACAGCTCCTATGTGGCCTACGACAATGTCGGCTCCGATGGCAGCGAGACGGCCCGCGCCATCCTGTTCAACCCGGTGCTGATCCCGGCCGGCGCCTCGCGCAAATGCACCATCATCGCCCGGCTGGCGGAGGTGAATGCCTCCGAGCTGGTCTGGGCCGAGACGGTCGACAGCACCGGCATCACCGCCGGCCTAGCCGACCTGGCCGCCAGCTTCATCATCGGCCGCTGAGCCACGCGCGACGCGCCCTGGCCTGGGAACCCCGCTCCATGACCATCATGAACCTGTTCCGCACCGACGCCTTCTCGGCGCTGGAAATGACCAGTTATGTCGACCGCCACCCCTATGCGCCGACCGGCCTCGGCAGCCTCGGCGTCTTCGAGGACAAGCCGATCCGTACCACGGCACTCGCCGTCGAGGAGCGCAACGGCCAGCTCATCATCATCCCCACCTCGGACCGCGGCGCCCCGCTCAAGCAGCGCACGACCGAAAAGCGCAAGATGCGCTACTTCGAGGTGCCCCGACTGGCCCATGCCGACACCATCCGCTCCGCCGAATTGCAGAACATCCGCGAATTCGGCCAGGAGACGGTGCTGATGCAGCTCCAGACCGAGGCCGCCCGCCGCCTCTCCGGCCCCACCGGCCTGACCATGAACATGGAGGTGACCTGGGAGCTGCATCGCCTCGGCGCCGTGCAGGGCATCCTGCTGGATGCGGACGGCTCCACCCTGTTCAACTGGTTCTCCGAATTCGGCGTCACCCAGCCGGCGGAGGTCGCCTTCGACCTGACCGGCAGCAGCACCGTCGGCACGCTGCGCAAGAAATGCGCGAAGGTCGTGCGGCAGATGATGCGCGCCGCCCAGGGCGCCTGGACGCCGAGCACCCGCGTGCAGGCCATCGTCGGCGACGAATTCTGGGACGACCTCGTGGCGCATCCGGACGTGGTGCAGACCTACGTCAACTGGAACGCCGCGGTGGAGCTGCGCGGCGGCACCGCCTTCCAGTCCATGCCCTTCGGCGGCATCGACTGGATGAACTACCGCGGTACCGACGACAACACGACCATCGCCGTGGCGTCCGACAAGGCGAAGTTCTTCCCCGTCGGCGCGCCCGGTGTGTTCGAGCGTGCCCTGGCACCGGGCGAGAGCTTCGACTGGGTGAACACCCCCGGCAAGCCGATCTACATCCAGCCCATCATCGACCGCGACCGCAACGCGGAATTCACGATGGAGGCCTATTCCTACCCGCTGCACATCTGCACCCGGCCGGGAATGCTTCAGCGCGCGCGCAAGGGCGCCTGAGGCCGCCGTGGCGATCGACTTCGCGCGGCTGGATGCGGCGGTGATGCGCGCCTTCCAGGAGGCGGAGCCCATCCTCTACGGCCCGCGCTTCGAGCCCGATTTCGAGGTGCCCGGGATCTTCGACACCTGCATGGTCGAGGTGCCCGGCCCGGGCGACGGGCCACCCGTTCTGGTGGCGCGCTCCACCCTGTCGATCCGCGCGGCGGAGCTACCGCCCGGCTATGCGCCGAAGCCGCTCGACCGCGTGCTGATCCGCGACGTCACCTATGACGTCACCGGCGCGGCGCTGCCGGACTCCGAGGGCTGGATCCTGCTGCATCTGGGCCGCGTCGAATGACGGTGCAGCATCGCGTCGCGGTACGCGACACCGTCGCCAACCTTCTGGCGGAGCGCGTGCTCGCCCTCCGCAAGCGGGTCTTCCGCGCCCGCACCTGGCCGCTGTCGGAGGACGAGCTGCCGGCCGCCCTGGTCTATGGCTGGCAGGAGGAAAAGAAGCGCACGGGCGGCGCCTCGATCAAATCCTTCTATGCCGTCTCCTTCATCCTGGCGGTCGAGCTCCGCCTCGATGCCAGGTCCCGCGATGCTGTCGCGCTGGAAGCCGAGCTTGAGGAGTTGGCCGGCGCCATCACCCAGGTGGTGATGACCGCCGGCGAGTTGCTGCTGCCGCCCGATCGCAAGATCGAGCGCATCGACGGCGTCAAAACCACGCTCGGCATCGACACCAAGAGCAGCGAGCTGGCGCTGGGCTCCGCCCTGCTCGCCTTCGACATGGCCTGGACCGAGGTCTTCGAGACACCGCACCCGCCCACCGACTGCGAGGCGACCAGCCTCGCCTTTCGCCCCATCGCGCGCCGCCAGGCGTAGGAGCCCCTCCCGATGTATGTGAAGCCTGCCGAGGGCCTGTCGGTCCCCGACCCGATCCTGCGCGACCACCTGCCCGCCAAGGGCCGCGAGGTGCCGCGCAACGCCTACTGGATGCGCCGCCTGCGCGACGGCGACGTCATCGAGACCCTGCTGCTGGCCGCACCGGCGGCCGCGCGGAGTGACGGCTGATGATCGGCTTCCGCGAGATCCCCGCGAGCAACCGCTCGACCCTGTTCTTTGCCGAGCTGGACAATTCGCGCGCCAATTCCGGCACCGCCGGCGCGCTGCGCAGCCTGATCATCGGCCAGCAGCTCGCGACCGGCGACCTGCCACCCAACATCCCCGCGCTGATGGACAGCCTCACCTGGCTCGAAGGCCGCGCCGGGCGTGGTTCGCTGCTGGCGCTGATGGCCGCGGCCTATCGCAAGCGCGACCGCACCGGGGAGGTGCATGTGCTGCCCATCGCCGATGACGGCGCCGGCACCGCCGCCACCGGCACCTTCACCGCCATCGCCGCCCCCACCGAAAGCGGGCCGGACTACCCCTATATCGGCGATCGCCGCCTGGTCGTCGGCCTCTCCAGCAGCATGACCCCGACCGCCGTCGCCGCCGCCTATGCCGCCGCCATCAACGCCGATACCAGCCTGCCGGTGACCGCCTCCAGCGTCGCCGGCGTCGTCACCTGCACCGCCCGCAACAAGGGCCTCGCCGGCAATGGCATCAGCCTCGGCCGCAACCTGGCGGGCGCCGCCGGCGGCGAGGTGCCGCCCGCGGGACTGGCCATCACCGTCTCCGGCATGGCCGGCGGCAGCGCCAACCCCGTCATCGACCTGGCACTGGCCAATCTCGGCGCCGAGGACTTCGAGTTCGTGGTGATGCCCTACACGGACCCGACCAATCTCAACCTGCTGCGCGACCACCTGGCCGCCCGCTGGTCCTGGGACCAGATGCTCTATGGCGGCGCCTTCACCGGGTTCCGCGGCACGCTCAGCGCCAGCACCACCTTCGGGCAGGGCCGCAATGACCCGCATATGGTCTGCCTCCCGGCCGATGCCTCGCCCAGCCCGCCCTGGATCTGGGCCGCCAACCTCGCCGGCGCCTGCGCCACCAGCCTCCGCGCCGATCCCGGCCTGCCCCTGCATAGCCTGCCGCTGGATGTCGTGGCCCCGCCCCGTGACAAGCGCTGGGGCATCGGCGACCGCAACATCCTACTGAACAACGGCCTCGGCGCCTTCACGGTCGCCGCCGATGGCCGGGTCATCACCGACACGCTGGTCACCACCTATCGGCTGAATCCGCAGGGCGCGCCCGACGACAGCTACCTCTACCCGGAGACGCTGTATCTGCTGGCCGCCGCCATCCGCCGCCTGCGCAACTACGTCACCAGCACCTTTGGGCGCTTCAAGCTGGCCTCGGAGGGCATGCGCTTCCGGCCCGGCGCGCGCATCGTCACCACGGGCGTGATCCGCGACGGCATTTTGGGCGAGTACCGCCGCATGGAGGCCGAGGGGCTGGTGCAGGACTACCAGGCCTTCGCGGCCGAGTTGGTGGTAGAGCGCAATGCCTCGAACCGCTGCCGCGTCGATGGCCTGCTGCCGATCATCCCGATCGACCAGTTCCGCCAATTCGCTGGCCTGGTGCAGTTCCGCAAATCCGAGGGGGTGAGTTGAGATGGCGCTGCAACCCGGTGCCCTGGCGGGCACCTCCTACCTCTATATCGACGGCGTCGAATACGACGTGGTCGACAGTGTCGGCTGGCAATCCGCCCGCTCCGTCAAGGAGACGATGGTCGGACAGAACGGCGTGCACGGCTTCAGCGTCAAGCCGGTGGCGCCCTACATCAAGGCCAAGATCCGCGACAATGCCGGCACCCGCGTCGCCGATTTCGAGGCGATGGAGAGCGTCTCCGTCTCGCTTGAGCTGGTCAGCGGCAAGCGCGTCACCGGCAACGGCATGTGGTGCGTCAACGCCCAGGAAGTGAACGCCGACGACGCCACCTTCGAGGTCCGCTTCGAGGGGCCGGATGTGCAGGAGAGCTGAGCATGGATGATCTGGACGAGGACGTGATCGAGGAGATCCCGCCGCGGGTGATCCGCTTTCCGCCCGTGGAATACAACGGCGCCACGGTCACGGAGATCACGCTGCAGCCGCTGACCATCGAGATGATCGTGGCGGCACAAAAGCAGGGCAATGAGATCGCCCAGGCGGCGCATCTCATCCAGCGCAGCGCCGGCATCGCGCCCCAGCTGGTGACCAAGCTCTCGCCCAAGGTGCTGGAGGTGGCCAGCCGGTACTTCGCGCGTTTTTTGCCCGCCGACCCGCCGAGGGCTGGGGACCAGCCGCCGCCCGGGTGACGCTCGCCTGCGGCTTTGGGCCGCGGGAGGCCTTCGCGATGACGCCGATGGCGCTGCTCTGGTGGGACCGCCAGGCCGCCGCATTCGGCCGCAGGAACTGACATGTCCGGGACCACCTCTGCCGGCGCGCTGAGCGTCACCATCGGCGCCGTCGACCGCCTCTCGGCGCCGCTCGCCCGGATGAATGCCGGCGCGCTGCGCCTGGCCGCCGGCATCGGCCGCCTCAGCGATGCCAGCCGCACCACCACGGGCCTCGACCGCCTGTCCCGCCTCGCCGGCACGGCCGCGCGCAACATGGCGCTGATCGTGCCCTCGCTCTCCGCCCTGACCGCCGCGGGCTCCATCGCCGGGGTGCTGCGGCTCGCCTCTGGCTGGGGGAGCTTCGGGGCGCAGCTCACCCGCACCGCCTATCGGGTGCAGAGCACCGCCTCGGCGCTGTTCGCCATGCGCGGCGCGGCCCAGCTGGCGGGCTCCTCCGCCGAGGACCTGACCCAGGGCCTCGAGGGCCTGGGCGATGCGCTGTCGGATGCCGTCGGTGGGCGGGATGACACCGCCGTCCAGTACTTTCGCCTCCTCGGCATCAACCTGCGCGACGCCAGCGGCCAGGCCCGCACGGCATCGGAGGTGCTGCCGGAGGTCGCCGATGCCATCGCCCGCATCGCCGATCCGCGGCTACAGGCCCGCGTCCTGGGCGCGCTGCGCCTGCCGGCCGGGCTGCTGCCC